CGGGCCGTCAGCTTCGGCTGGCGCAGTTTCGCCAGCGTTTCCAGAAATTCCCGGTCGACCAGCAGACGCTCGAGAACCGGCGTCACCTCGGCGTCGTGATAGGGTCGAATATCCGCAAACGGGTCGCTCATCGTGCTCGAAAAATCCTGTGGCTGGAACGGCGCAGAACCTTACCGGATTGCGGCAACTTCGTCACCTGCCGCCGCCTCATCCACCCGAGTGATCAGGGCTTGAGCACCTGCGGTCGCCATCTGCTCAGCAGTTGCGGAGAGAGCGGCGATGCCGGCATTTCTTCTTGACGCGGGCGGGATGCGCTCGTATCATGCGCGCCTGCTTGATCGCCGGGCAACAAAAACCAGCGAACAGGCCTTACCAGTAGTCCCAGTTTTGATGCGGGGTGGAGCAGCCTGGTAGCTCGTCGGGCTCATAACCCGAAGGTCGTAGGTTCAAATCCTGCCCCCGCTACCAATTAGAAAGGCCAGCCAAAAGCTGGCCTTTTTATTTGCCTGGCACTTCACCGCAAGTACGTGTCGGGCTCGCTTTTTACCTTGGCGGCCTTACGGCCGGCGAAGGTCGTAGGTTCAAATCCTGCCCCCGCTACCAATTAGAAAGGCCAGCCAAAACAGGCTGTGTCAAAACTGAAGAAGTAATCAATGGCGCCCACAGGGCGCCATTTGTTTTTGGGCAAAGCTGTAGCGCGACACATAGATTAGGGTGCTTGGACAGGTAGATTGCAATGAAAAAAGGCGCCCGAAAGCGCCTTACAGGTCAGCGTCGTAGCGGGTCCGCTCCGGCACCTTGTCATCGGCCTGCAGCCTGCGCTCAAGGGTGCGCAAACTTGGCACCGCCCAGCCATGCTTCTTGGCCTCCAGCACCAAGGCGGAATACGCCTCCTTCCGCGAGGGTGGCGAACTCTTAAGGTACACCTTCCTGAAGAACTCATAGGCACCTTCGGCGTACGAAAACTGGCCGCCTCGGTGCCCGTAGCTTGCGCCCGGATCGAGCAGCTGCAGCCACTTGGCCTTCGGCTGCCCCCGTACAAGTCCATACCATCTGTACATGGTGTGCCGCGATACCCCAGCCCCCTTTCCAGCAGACGTCATAGCTTCGCCAGGTGGGGCGCCAGCCTTGATTAGGGCGAGCGCCTCGCTCACCGCCGCCAGCCTTTGATCAGCGCTGACGACGGATCGCTTAGTCCCCATTTAAACGCTCCCTAATGATACTTAGAGAGGGCTTTTTGGGACCCTGCTTAATCTCACGAACGGTCTCGTCGAGGCCATCTAAAAAGAATCCAAACAAGTGCCCGGTGTCGTTTGCGGACACTTTCTTTTCCGGCTTCGAGTTGTTTAGAAGATCAACAAAAATATTGAGCGCCTTGACGGTTGCCTCAGCGCGTTGGATTGGGTCGCGAACGATGCTAGCGGACATGGTGTTTCCTCTTTGATTCTGTCGTGATGCCCTTGTCAGAAGGCGCCGGGAGTTGACAAGGCCCAAAGAGGGAGGCCCGGGTTTATTCCCCGAAGGTATTGTATTCACCGCTCTCCCGGCTTGCCGGATTATGCGGAATAACACAACGGATTCCCACCCTTACTCTTTGGAGCTTGTCAGACTCTTTGCTCAATTTATATGTCGCTGAGTCGCATGTCAAGAGGCGTTATTGCAGATTGCTTTGATAGGCTGCGCGCGCTGTGTACACGGCGGCGGGCCTTCGGCTTGTTCACATCTCAACATGTGACGAGTGGTCTGAGGCAGTTAGCGCTGCACCAGGCCGCCCGCTTTATTTTTCAGTGATCTGACACCAAGTCGAATCTTTCTGAACGAACGTCGCGCGCCCCGCGCGAGCAAACGGCGCTCCCTGCGTCGGCTGACCTTCCCGAACTACTGCCACCTGAATCGTATTGGAGTTGGACGTGTTGCCGTCTCCATCGGTGGCGCGAGCGCTGATGTTGTAGTTACCGGCCTGCAGGCCGCTAGTGTTCCACTGCCACACCCACGGTGCGCTCGTCAGCGGGCTGGACGCAGCGATGCCGTTCACGAAGAACTGTACGGAGACGACGCCGCCATCGTCCGTTGCTGTCGCTGTGAACGTGTACTCTTCTCCGCTCGACACGACGGCCAGCGAAATTGACGGTGCGCCTGCACCGCCCACGGTCGCTGAAGCGTTGACGGAGTCGCGCCCACCTTCCTGAGCAGCTCCCAAACCGCTCGCGAGAGATTTCCCGGTCGAGCTAACCGAATCACGGCCTGCCTCAGTGATATTGGCCACCGCGCCGGTACTCGGTGCAATGGTCCCGGCGTTTGTGGAAAACGTACCCTGGAGCCAGAGGCTGCCGTTGAAATACTTGTAAGGCAGGTTCGCGGCATTGCCACTGCCCGCCATCGAGGCGATACGCAGGCTCGGATGGCTTCCGCCGTCCACTTCCCACGTAATCGTGTTGCCTGCCCCATCATCGGTCGGAAGCAATATTTGATCACCAGTAACCGGTGTGCCGACGAGTGCGTGTCCGAGAGAGTCGATACCGGTCTGCACGAAAGACGCAAGAATCGCGAACTGCTGCATCTTGTATGCGGAGTTTAAAAATGCCGACGACGAAACGCTGTCCGCGCCAGCCTCGGTGATCGCCGATGTGCCGGTTGCTTTAGCCGCCACGGCCGAGCTGACAGCATCGCGGCCGCTCTCCGTTATTGCAGCAACGGCCGTCGTCGATCCGCCGCCGCTGGGCGTGCCATCGAGCAGAGCGAAAAACCCATAGGAACCATCGGGGCCATCGCCGCCCTCCACGGGATTAATAGTTGTTGGCGGCGCTGCGAATGTGCCTGGGTGCGTGCGTAAGGCCCAGGCTTCCGCGTCATCACCCAATAGGGTTACGTCGCCGTTGCCGATGATTTCAATGTAGAACCCTTCGCCGTCCGCATAGGCAAACGGCGTGGTTAATGCCTTCAATTTCCGACCAACGCCATCCGCTGATGTAAACACGGCGGTGCCGCAAACGGTATTGGTCGCGGCCCGATACACCTGCGCTTTAAAGCTGCTAGAGAAATCCCATCCCGAGATATCGAAGCCGATGTTCTGGATCATTCCGCTGCCGGTGACTATCAGCGGCCCGCCTAGATACAGCGCTTTGTCCCACGCGCCGTAGTTGTGCGACACAGTCCAAGTGGTTGGCGTGCTGGCTATGGTAGTCATGCGGCCTCTCGTCCGACATAGCCGAGGTTCGCCTGGTAGGCCGGGCTCAGCAGGTTATTAGAATCCAGAATGCCCATTGCTGCAGTTCCGGTAAGGTTTCCACTTGGAATCACGGTGCGCCGACCAAGCGTCGGCATTACCTGCGGCGACGAAGTGACGATGATGTTATCGACGATGTAAATTTGGTTGTAGAACGAGGCTTGGGCAAACCCTTCTTCCCAGCCCTGCTGGATCGTGCCGCGAATCGTATTGCGGACAATCCAGATGTTTCTTACATCACTGATCGCGCCTTCAGCGCCGGCATTGTTCGTCATAATTGCAATGCTGTCCGACCACAGGTCGCACCAGCTGACTTCGATGTTTCGCTGAGGAACAGGGTTCGGCGAGCCAAGCAGCAAAATGTGGTTGGCGCCTGTGATATTGCGCGTGAATACATTGCGGATACACAGGTTGACGTTGCCGCCTTTCGGGAAAATTACCTGGCCCTCACCGCCGGAGGTGTATACGTTGTGGTGCGCAAATATGAACTCGATCAGGCCAGATATGCCATAGCTGTCGATGGCTGGCATGGCGTAATCAGTAATCTCTTCGCATGAGAAGTAGAAGTATTGGCGCACGTTACTCGGCGCGAACAACGTCAAGAATCCGGGATTACTATCTGGGCTGGAGCCCCGTCGACCGCCTGCAGCTCTCTTGCATGTGACTCCACTATTATTCTGCACGTAACTTTCTGCGAATATGCAATGGCTGTTTGGCAGTGCCTGACACGAACCTACAGCTTGATCGATGTCTATCCAGAAAGATGATCCATTACCTATCGAAATTTGCGCCTGAGAAAAATCGAGCGTAACCGACTCGCCCGGATAATAAGTCCAGAACTTCGGCTTGCTGTTGAGCGATAGTTCGGGTCCACCGCCCGGCGCTGTAACCATGTAGGTGCCAGCTCGAAAAAGGATTGCCCTGCCGTTGTATGTGGCGTCGCCTTCAGTGGCTTTGTGAACGTCTGCAATTGTTGCTACGAGCGTACCTGTCTGAACAACGACCCACAGGCTAGTCTTACAGTTGATGGTGTATGTCACCGTCACGGCCGAACTCGGATTGGTGCCTCTCTGGTACTCTTGGTCGCGCGCCCTCAGCGTGACAACGTGACTGCCGGTCGTCGGGTTCGGCCAAACGATCATCCAGCGCTTTACGAACACTCCTGTCGGCGTCTTGACGTCGCGCAGCTCCATAACAAGGCCGTCCGGCCCGGACACAACGTCGATCTCATGCGGATACGAGCCGAAAGCCACTCCGGCCGGCCGCTCGTAGGGCACGCCTGGATAGGCAACAGAGTGAAAAGTTTTCACGACTGTATCTGCGGCCGTTACGCCTGTTGCGCTGTCGTCACGTGGGCAAATCCAGAACATGTCCTGGCTGCGACGCTGGGCCATCGGCAGCGGTCGCTGCCACCATTGCGCCGGGCCTGTGATCACGTTAGATACAATGGCGTCCCTTCCGGTTTCCACTAAATTCGCGGTCGCTAAATTGGTTGCCGCGCTCACCGTCGCAGACGAACTGACGCTGTCGCGCCCGGTCTCGTTTATTGAGACCGAACCCCAGTTGTATGAGGCAAAGCCGCCCGTGGGGCGGCTCACCATCTGGATCGTATGTGCGAGGAGAGTGGCGACTGGCATGGCGATTCAGCAGCTCCGGCTCAGAGATAGCCGTGCGACCAAGCCTCCCAATACGACGCGCTCGCATATATGTGATCGTAGAGCGACGCCGTATGGGTCACGCTGAATGCCGACACCGTCACGGTTTGGGTGGAGACGAGCGCTGGATTGTCGATCGTGATATCGCCACCGCCTCCCGTTGCCGTCACGGTCAAGCCGGTGATCACGTCGACGTTTGCCGAGGTGCGGATGCGTGCAGCGGCCGCTGTTCCGTTCGCGCCGGCCGTACAGGTCTTCGGAAAGCCGCTGAGCGTGAGCACGCCTGTTGCGGCAGTTCCTGCGGGGTTGTAGTTCAGCGCGACTGTGCACAGCGTGGTTGCCATGCTCGTCGTCCCGATTTCGAGCTTGCCTGCGGCGCCACCCGCATCGATCGCGGTAATGACAGCCTGTTGACGCGCCGTCTTTACGGCGGCGGTGTAGGTGAGCGCAGCAAGCGCGGGAGTGGCCATCATGACCAGGGCGGCGACTGCCGCGATTCGTTTCAAGTGTTTGTGCATAGCGATACTCCGATGGTTGTTTTTTGGTTTCTCAATCGGCCAAGCCGGTCACGCCGGGATTTAGCAGTTGAGTTTCATCAATCGCCGCGATCAGATGCACGGCATCTGTCGATTCCAGATCGATCGCGTCGAGTTGATCTTCGAGTGCCTGCCGTCGCCCCATCAGGTCAGCGGTGAACGGTCGGAACAAATCTGCTTTTTGAATTACACGGTTGGCCAGGTCTGTCAGCTCGATGCCGCGACGCATGGCGATGAGGGATAGGTTCGGTGTGTCTGCGCTTTGGTCCGCGAGCCAAGCCCGCGCCTCGCGCTCCTGCGCTTCGAAGGTGGTGATCTCGAAGGGAGGGTATTTGTCGGTGATAGCCGAAGCCGCGCGCTGTGCGTATGCATTGATGGCGGTTCTTTTCGTCTCCGCCAATTCGGCAGCAGGCCGAGGTGACGGATCGATCGCCACAGGCGGCTCAACGCTCCAGTCGATGACTTTGCCGGTTGCTTCCGCCTGTAGCAGTTCGCGGTGCTTTTCCGCGGTAATGGGTTTCGCATCGGACGGGAGCAGGAGGTGCACGCCATCTTCGAGGAATCCGCGACTGCTTTTCGAGCTATAGAGAGCCATGATCAATATCCTTGGGCGATCCACATAAACTGCGCGCCACCGCCGCTTTGTTGGGTGAGCCTGAAGTAGCTGGGAGCGACGAGGGGTAGCACTTCAACAACGTTGCTGGCGACGGATGCATTGGGCGCCGCTGGAAATCTCAGCGGGAAAGTCACGTTCAAGCCAGCAGAGCCACTGGGTACTACCGCAGTCATGCCCCATTGCGTCAGCAACCCCGTGTCATTGTCCAAGTGCCAGCGGGCTGCGAGGTTGGCGGAATGGTGGCTGTGGCCGGTGTTCGATTTTCCAGCCAGGGCTGCGGTCATCGTTCCGGCGAAATTGGTGTTGAAGTTGAGCGAAGCAGCAATCTCTGCGAGCGTATCCAGCGAAACAACCACTCCATTGCGGATGGTGTTGATGCCACTAGAGACGCCATCCAGAATCATTTTCTCGATGGCCTTGCGCAGCTGGGTCAAGTCCGTTTCGCTTGGGGCTTGGCCGCCGCGCACCTGCACCGCGAGTATCTCTTCGTATACGGCGCGCATGTCCCGCGCTTTATCGATCGAACCGAGAATGCCGCTGGCCGGATCGGCGTCGGCAAATTTTCCGTCGTGCAGGCGTGAGGTGGGATCGCTTTTTGGATAATCCACAATACTTTTCCGTGGCTGCTAGGTGTATGCGAAGAACAAAGCACGATGATCGTGCGCCAGCCCGCGCAATGTGCACTCAAGCAGTTCAATACTGAATGCGCCGTAGGGACCGGAGTAGCTGGATGGGTAGGTACGAAGTTGCAGTGTTTCGAGTTGCGCGTTGATCTGCCAAACGTAGTTCCAGGCGCTGCCGGTTAACGGGAATCCGTTGTACTCGGTCTGCGGACCCGGATGGTTCACGTCGTATTCCGTGATTGTGATGACGTATCCAAGGTCCGCCGCCACGTCGATAAAGAACTGCTTATCCTGCCGGCCGACCAGGCGGTATTTGGTCAGCAGCGCACGATGGCGCTCGTTCAGCGTTTGGACCTCATGGATGCATTGGCCAGGCAGTCCGTAGTTCTTTTCCCAATCCTCCAGCAGTTCGAGCGTGGTACGCGGGTAGAACTCCGCCAGCAGCGACTCGTTGCGAATATCGATGCGCGTGAACTCTTCGGCCAAAGCCATGAAGAGCTGCCCCCAATTTGAATTGGGCTCGGTGGGCCATGCAAAACCGCGCGGCATCAGCGCGAGCATTACATCGCGAAACTGTTCTACGGTGCGGGCCATGTAGGCACTCCCCACACCGGAAATTGATTCACCGCGTAGGTGAGGTCTGCATTCAGCGTGATCGCGTGATCGACCTCACCCGTAGCATTGCTGATGGCTTCGTGAATATGCGTCAGTAGCAGCTTGCCGCCTGACACGTATTCGCGCCGAATCAGGTCTTTGACTTCAGCCTCGATCGCCGCTTTTACGGCAGGCGTGTTGTTCGTGAGCTTGGTGAATGTGAGGTTCATGGAGGCGGGTGCCGGCGCCAGCACGAGCAAGTTGCGAACACCGCTCGGCCGACGAGCCACGATGTAATCAGTGACCAGGGCAATCAATGGCGCCGCCGGGATGGGGTCAGCGAGGTCTTCTGCAACAAAGCGCACTGTGACGGAGCCGAAACCGTTCTCATGAAACGCCACCCAGGCTCGCGATACGCTTACGGAAGCCGCCCGCGCCCACGCGATATAGTCGTAGTCCTTGCCGCCCATAGGAGGCCGCTGGAAGTGCTCCAGTAGCCGAGCACGCAGGCGTTCGATCGGCTCTATGTCTGCGCCATTTGCGATGCCCAGCGCAGCCACCGTCGCACTCTTGTCGATGCCCATGACAGGATTCACGAGGGTCAGCTTCGTGCCAGCCGGCAAATTGCCAATTGATCCAGGGGTCTGTGCTATCAGCGCAACTTGGCCGGCGCCTGCGACCAGCGTCGCGGTGCTGACAGTGCGGTACTCCACTCCAGCATTTGATTTCCACATCACCTCGGTGCCGATGTACGCATCGGTATTGCCTGTCAATGCGATAGAGCCGGCGGCGAACGTTGATTGGATGCGAGGAATACCGCGCTCGTCGGCCACGCGCACAACGGTCTCGTCGTCCATGGTGGCAACGAAGAGCTGCTGCGCGATCCATGCCTGGTTGCCATAGAGACCATGAGCAATCCCGGCCACGACTTGCGCCAGCTCGGTGTAGCCAGTGCCTCTTGTATGCGCGTCGGCACCTGTAATACGAAACTCGAAATCGTTGGCCACGCGCTCGCGCAGTTCGCGTAAAGACGGCAAATTAAGCGGCATTTGGTAATTCCCACTGCAGGTCTAAATAAGTCCCGTTGCTCCGCGTGCAGCGGACCAGCAGGTTCAAGCGATCTCGTACTGAGTGTTCGACCGTCACGTCGACTGCGAGCAGATATTCGGCGTCGACCAGCCAGCGCACCGCGTCGATGCAGAATCCTCGCGCACGCGAAATGATGTCGGTCGTGATTTTTTTGCGCCGCAGGGTCCAGAGCTTCGAGCCGAGGGAGCGCGGGTGGAACGTGTCGCCCCAATAGCCGCCGTGGTCCTCCGATTCGGCGGGCCGATCCTCCGGCTCCGCAAACGCGTCGGTGAACAGCGAAGTGAACACGACGACGCTGAGCCACTCGTCGGTCACCAATGCGGCTCCGCCGACCAGGTCGGCGCCGCCAGCATCAAGGTTGAAGTTAATGGCGAGGGCATTCTTCATTAGCGCGGGTGACCCGTTATCGATCCCGTCTCGGGGTGATCGTGGTTGAGGAAGCTCTTGCCGCCGATGACGGCATCGTTGGTGACTGCCAGGCTTTTCATCTTTACAGCGTCCGTGAACTCGGACTCCGGCGATTCGATCAGCACCTTCACTGCGCTTTTAAGATGGATTGAGCGATCTTTTCTGACCTTCACGAAGTCACCGTGAGGCATGTTGTAAATCGCGGACTCGCCCTCCTCGAGCACGACGCGGTGTGAGCGGTCGTTGACGAGTATCACGACCGCACGGCTGCTGTTGCCTCCGAGATTCAATACGACAGCTTCTGCGCCGGCCAGCGGATGCGAACTGAAGCCGGCCGGCTCCAGATGCTCCACGTCATCCTGGGCAGCGCCCTCACGCGACGACACCTGCAGGACGCGCACCTTCCCTTCGTAGCGGGCGCGTACCATGCGGGTGCGATCCACGAGCATGCGCAGGCGACGGAGCAACATATCGAGCACTGTCATCGTGTCAGCTCCACCCGCTGCTTTTGTCTTTCTTTTCGGGCAGCGGTACCAGCTCAATGGCCTCGCGCGGCATGACCATCAACTCCGAGCGCTTGCCTTGCTCGTCCTGGTAGAGACGCGCTTCGACGATCATTCGCTCTTCGTTGATGTCCTGGTAGCCGTCGACAACGCGCACGCGCGTGTTGGGTGACCATATTTTATTGTCCGCATCACGCCAGCCTGCGACCGTATAGACGATTTGCTCTCCGCGACCGAAGTGGGTGTTGCGCGTCCAGTCGGCCTGGCGCTGGAAGTCCTGGTGCGCGCCATCGTCGTCGGCCACGATGACAACGGGCCGATAGCGCCGCACCTTGTCGTCGTTGGATCGGGCCTGCACGTGTACCGTCGAAGCCGTATCTCCCCAGGAGCTGCCGTTCTTGCCGACGATGAGGTACTCGCCAAAGCGCTCGCGGGCACTGAACTGGCCGCTGGCCTTGAGGATGTTTTCGCCGAGCACCAGCGCGGTCTGCGAGAGCTCGGTGCCGGCGCGTGTCAGCACCAGGCTGCCATCGATGTCCATTAGCCGCACTGCGCGAATGCGGGCGAGGCTGTCGAGAAACTCCCACGGCGACTGGCCATCATCGAGCTTGGCGTTGCTGAATGCTGCGCCCACGTCTGTTAGGACTACTACCTTGATACCGAATGGCTTGCAGATCGCGCGGGCGATGTCGTCGAGCTTTAGGCCCGCGAACTGTTTCCCGACCAGTGAGCAGTCGACCAGGTCGCCGAGTAAGGAGCGGCCTTTGACGACGAGCGTCTGCTGTTCGGCGTCGTACTCCGGGGCCACATCATCGATAAACCCCGAAATGACCAGGTCGGCATCGCAGTAGATTTCGGTCGTGAAGCCCGCGCGCACTCGCTTGTGGCCGGTAGCGCGCCAGGCGTTCGTCAGTTCCAACTCGAATTCGTGCGGGCCTTGTTCCATCGAGCGCGTAATGACGATGCGCTCCCAGCCCGAATAGCGATTGCCGTCGACGCACAGAATGATGTCATCCATTCAGCACCTCCAATTCCCGGCCGGCCGGAACAAAAAGCGGATGCTTGATACGGTTGCGCGAGACCAGGTCGTCGAGCCGATCGATTGTGCCGTCGATGCGATGAGCGATTACCAGCATCGGCATCGAGTCAGGAAAGGTCCGCTTCGTGACGCGTGGGAGCGCGTTTCCATGTGCCTCAATGTGAGCCACCAGCGCGGACTGCAGCTCGACGATGGCGATGTACATGTCGGCGTCCGCAGTCAGCGCGATGTCGTCGAGCGCCTTGACCAGTTCGTCTCGCACCGCGTATGCCTGATCGGCCGAAGCGAATGGCGAGTCGGTATTGCTGCGAATCGCAATTGTGCTTGCCTGGTTGACCACCACACGCACTGCGGCGACTACGGCAGCGGTCTTGAACAGCTGAATAATTGCAACTTGGTTGTTCGCCTGCGCTGCCCGGCTCGGGGTCGTCTGGGGGATCGGCTCAACGTCGCCCCATAGCGATTCGATTGCTCGATAGCCCGACAGCGCGGTTTCGATCCGATCGTCAATACCCAGTACCTGGTGGACCAGGCCACTCACGGCCGAGGCCAGCTTGCGCGGCAACAGGATCAATGAGCTGATGTCGCTCACGGCGCTGTCGATCGCCTGGGACAGGCCGGCCACAGCGTCAGCTGCACCCGTGCCGATCCGCACCAACTTCTTTACGCCTTGCATGCCCTTGTTGATCGTGTCCTGTGCGGCACCGATCACGTGAGTCGCCTGGTTCTTGATGGCCATCAGGCGGTCCAGCATGCCGCCTTGGGCATCGTCCAGGGCGTCTGCTGCGACGGTGACCACATCGAGCGTGTCGACGGCAACCTGCGGCTGTGCCTCGGCGGTTGCCTCCAGCAGGTCGATCGAGAACCGCTCGACGTTGCCTTCGCGCTTCTCCGTTCGCCAGGTGGCGTCGCCGACCTGCACACGCAGCGCCCCGAAGCGCGGATGGATCAAAGTGGCCGGGCCTTCTTTTTCCAGCGCCTCGATCAGTGCATCACGCTGCCCGAACAGATCATCGTCATCCTTGGCTTCGATCAGGAATGCTTCGAGCGTATAGACGCGCATGCGGCGGCCCATATCGTCGACGAAGGGATCGTTTCTGTAGGGATATTCTTTGGCAAATGCGCGGCGGCCGAATTTCATGCTGCCGGTTTCAACAAGGAAGGGTACGCCGCGAATCGACGCAGGTTGTAGCTCGTCGCGCCAGCTCATCGCGAGGGCATCACTCGGCCGGTCTGGACTACGTCCAATCCTTCGGATTTAACGATCTTCGCATTGCGCGCCTGGTCGCCACTGATCTCAACGCGAAGTGTTTTCTCGTAGCGCTCGCGGCTATCGAGCGCCTGTTGTGCATCCTTGCTGCCGAGCGCTGCCATGCCTCGAGCGATGGCTTGGCCCAGCGAGTCCGAAAAGGCAGTACCTTCGATGAAGTTTTTATTGATGGCAGTACCGATTTCCCAGCCGACCAGGCCAGCGGTCATTACACCGGCTGCGCCACGTTCAAATTTGCGGAGCTTCCCTGCAGCTCCACCTGCAGCGCCCCCAGCACCGTCACCCAACACGCTCATGGGTCCGTCGACGATGTAGACGGGGATTGCAGCGCCGCCGCCCATCATGCCGCCCAAGCCGCCTGCGGCCTTCGCTGCGCCTTGAGCGCCTCCGAGGGCACCGGCTACCTTCATGCTGATCTGAATGGCCTTATACGCCGCCAGGACCGTGCCGAGAATGATGGCCCAATCTTTCGTTTCTTCGAGGATTTCGCGGATGCGATCCGGCGAAAGCGCGTTGATCGAATCGGCAATGCTCTGCAGCGTCGGGGCGAGGTTGCTATCCGCCTTCTCGCGCAATGCGTTCTTCAGGCTCTGAAGCGCGGCGGCGGCTGTTCGGGAATTGCGCGCGGAGTCGGCGATCAACTGAGAGCCGTCGCCGACTACGGACATGAACTCTTTAACGGAAGGCAGCGCGCCGTTTTCTTTGAACTCAAGTGCAAATGCATTCATGGCGCGCAGGGCACGGATATCGAATATCTGTGCGAGCACCTCGGGATCGCCCTTCGTCGCTTTTAGAATATCCGTGATGATGTCGGGAATAGGCCGAGCCATCTTTGTGCCGGCGGCGAGTGCCTTCTCGTCCCAAATCTTAATGCCGTGCGCCTGAAATTGTTGGACCTTCTCGGCTGTCAGTGTGGCGATCAGGCGCTCGAAGTTTGTGGCTGCCTCGTCAGCACTCGGTGCCGTGCGACGGATGATCTGCAACAACGTGTTCATTTCGCGGGCAGCGGTGGCACCGGTCCGGCCGGTGGCGGCATAGGCGGTGGCGACCGAGTTGCCCTGCGTAGCCAAGTCGCGCATCTCGAAGGCGCCGGCATGACCAAGCCGCGCGGACTCGTCGAGTACCTGCAGCATCTGCTGCGCGTCGTGGATTTTGAATTTCTCGAAGTAGTTGGCGACCAGGCTTGCCGCATCCTGGCCGCTTGCGCCAGTCGCACGCATCGTGTATCCAATGCTTTCCAGATTCTCCAGCGCCATATCGAGGTTGCCGGTACGCGCCACGATCTCCTTGACGCCAACCAGCAGCTCAGACGCATCGACTCGAATCGACGGAGCGTTGGCGATTTCAAATATCCGCGCCTTGATCGATGCGAGCCGTGCGTCGTTGATCTCTGCGTCCACCCCGAGTTGCGTCAGCTCCTTGCCGAAGTCGATCGTCTGCTTGGCCGCTGCCGCCACCGCGCCGCCCGTTGCCAATGCGACATACCGATTTCCGACCTGGTCGAGCATACGGCCGGTGCTGCTGGCGGCCGTGCTCAACACCTGCATCGAGCGGGCACCGGCCGTCGATAGACCGGTGATGGCTTTCTGGTTGCGCAGCGCCTGCTGCACCAGATTGCCGGCCATATCGATAATGACGGAGGCTTTAAGATTGTTTGACATGGGTTGAGATATCGCCGATTAACTCAATGAGTTCGCGTGGTGTGAGCTTCAGCAGTTCCGAGCGCGGCCAGGTGATGCGTGTGCCTAGGCGGTTGATCGCCTTACGCAGTACTTTGGCCAGCGCTATCTGGTCGCCCCTCGTGCGCCACCTCGAGCGCCAGCCTTGCGTAGTTTTCCGCACCCTGCTGCAGTAGGTGGAAGTCCTCGGGCGACAACTTATCGAGATATAGCTCGTCGATTGGTCCTTTGATTTTCCCGATGCGCACGATACGTCGCAGCAGGACATATACTCCGACGTTGGTCGGACTCGGCACCAGCTGAGGTGTCAGCACCGGTTCGCCTTCTGGCGTGAATCCAGCCGGCACCATCACGACACGCTCAGCCTTCACGGTCGCCTCGATGACATCCAAGGCGGTCGCTTCGCGCAACTCGGCATCTTTGTGCGTCACCTTGCCGATGGTGATCCCTTTTTCTAGCGTGACGACGATGCTCATCAGAGCACCTCTTCCGCGCGCTTGAACTGCATCGATACATCGATCTCGCCGCCAGACATGCTGGGCGGTTCGGTCGTGAATGCTTCGGAGCAGTTCCAGGTCTTGCCGGAATCGTCCTGCACGGTGACTTCGACATCCTTGAGGTCGCCGAGGGCGCGCAGTGATAGGCCAGCCTGGTTGGGCAACTTGAACTTCAGCTCACCCGCCGTCGGTTCTTCGCTGGGACCGGCCGAGCCGTTATCTGTCATGACAGACTCACGCTTCATACCATCGAGCTTGATGGTGCCACCCGCCATCGCGTTGACCCGACCGAAGCCGGGCACGTCGAAAAACAATCGTTTGAAAACTGCCATTTAAATGCTCCTTACAGACGGAATCAGTTGGTCAATTCCGAGCGGCCGAAAATCTGTCGCAGGTTGTCGATCCAGTTCGGTTTGTCGACGAAGGCCAGGCGGTTGCCTTGCTTCTCCACCAGCAACGTCGCCTTGTAGGTGTCGAGGTCTTCGCACCACCCGCGCTCCTTGATCATGCGTTTGTAAAGCTGGAGCAACATCGCTCGCGCTTTCTTCGGCGTCATGATCGGTTGGCCCTCCGGCAGGTCATTGCCGTCGTCGGCCAGCTTGTAACGGCTGAACGGAGCGAACAGGAGCCGCTGCTGGCGCCGGTACGCGTCATACAGTTCGGGCACGTTGATGTGCAGCATCGAATCGTCGGCGTTGCCTTGCGGGTCTTCCTGGTACATCGTCAGCTGGTTCTCGATGCGCACCAGACCGCCAGCATCGACGGTGTAGGTACTGATGCCGTCGAACGCGAGGTTGTTGCGCTCGTCGAAGCGGAAGCGATCCTCAGGCGCGGGCGGCGAGATGCCGGGCAGCACAAGCGTGGTCAGCTGCTGGGCTGGATCGTTCATCAGGGAGTTGCCAGCAACTACCGCGTTCACTGCAGCCCATATGTGCGGTGGAGTCGGCGACGGGCCAGTCCCCATGCAGGTGATGTGCTCGCAGTTGCGGGTGTCGCCGAAGTTTGCTGTGGCGCCGTAGGTACCTCGGTACGCACAGAACGCGCGTCCACCGATTTGACGCATAGCGGAGAAGCGATCCCGTAGCTCGGCTTCCAACACCGTCATGTTGCTGGTGTCCAGCCAAGGCAGAACCATCCAGTTGAACCACTCGTCGCCCATCGAAGCGACGACGTCGGTGATATCGGGGTTGCCAGTGCCGCCCGCGAATGGCGTGATGGTGATGGTCGGGCTGCCGGGCTGCGTGTCCGACTCGAAAAGGACGCGCACCTGGTAGCTGTTGCCGACCGTGCCTTTGTGGCGCGCAACGATGTCCACGCGTGTCGGACTGCCGCCGTTGACCGATGCAGTTACGGGCAGATCGGTTTTCGCATTGATTGCCGCGACGAGAGCGGCCGCGACGTCGGCTGGCGCCTGGTTGTATGCGATACCGATCCGCACCGGCATGTCGGCAATCTCGACTCGCAGCGTGCCGGAGACAGACGCATTGCCCGCGAACACCAGGTTGGCTGCTGCTTGCTGACCGGCCGGCAGATCGTCCAGGCCGACACTCCATACCTCCATGAAGGGCCGAGCTTTGAGTGCGGCCGCAATCATCAGCGATAACATCGAGCCGCGCCCCCACATGGCATCGCCATCGGACGGCCGCGAGGTGCGCATCAGCTGACCGGCCGCAGCGCTGCCGGACGAGAGACGCTGGCCAATCAACAGCAGGCGGTACTGCATGCTGCCGGTGTTGGCGCCCGACGGATCGAATTCGGCGAAGAAGCCGGTTGCGCGCAAATTCTCGGGAATCGAACTGTAAGAAATGGACATTGCTCAGTTACTCCTTCTTGCCGCGCTTGTGGTTTTTTGCAGGGGCAGGTGTCGGCGCCGTTGCTGGCTCGTCACTCTGCGTTGAGCCGGGCAGCGCAGCGGCCGCTGGCTCCTCAACCGCGGACTCCTCCGGCAACGGCGTGCTTTCGATCACTACAGCTGGCGCCTCATCGGATACGGCAGCGGCAGCTGCGCGCTCGGCCTGCGGGTCGACGAAGCGCGCGAGGATGACGTCGCCATCACGCAGACGGCGACGCAGATACGGCGTGTCCTCCCAGAACTCGCCGGCCGCATCGAGCTGCCGGTGTGTCGTCTCATGGCGCGGCGTTCTGCCTGGCGCCGGTTGAACAAATTGTTTGGCCATCTGCTACTCCGGGAAATTGATAGTTGTTTCAGCTCTGGGGGCGCCGTTTTCGGAATCGTCCTCGGGGTCGAAGTGCGAACCATCGACGCCTTTCCAATCCACGATCTGCCCGAAGGGATCGACGAAGGTAAATTCACCGAGCTGCGACCAGGTGATTTGCCAGAGCGATATGCCAGCCTTGTCCAATGTCAGCGTCGATAGATCGACTGCCGACAGTTGCTGCGCTTCGTCACGCGCAAAAGACCAATGTGCCGCTTTGGCTGCGAGCAGCGCGTTGATCTTTAGAGCAATACCGCCAGCCAGCGTGTTGCGCGCTTCTGCGCGCTGGTCTGTGGCAAAGACGTGAATGACCCACAGCACATTGCCGACCGTCACGGCGTTTTCTAGGTGGCTGTCCTGCAGTGCTCTGAACGCCACACGCACGGCCGGCGAGCGTGCCGCGATCGTTTGTATCTCCTGCAGCGACTCGAACTGGCCTCGGTGCGTCTGCACCTCCTTCGGATTGACGATGCCGTCGAGCAGCACCTGGAGGGTCGTTACGATGAAATCCCGCGCGCCGTAGATATCCATTTAAAGCGCCCTTATCTGGTCGGCCAGGAAGGAGCGCACGATGCCGAGCAGGCTGTTTTCGTTTTCCGAACTGAAGCCGAGGTATTGCCGCGCTGGCATTTCGATCGTGTAAGCGCCCACCGTCACGTCTTGCGCGAAATTCGATTGCCGCCTGGGCACGAACCGATTGCCCACGTTGCCTTCCTTGTCTCGTCTGAAATACACCGTGCTGGCTCGCGCTTTTTGCTCGATGGTGCCGCCCTCGTTGTGGATGCGCGCATAGGGCAGGTTCGAGCCGATCTCGACCTGGTCGTAGCCCACGACGTAGTGGATGTCGTCGAGCAGGCCGCCATCGCCCTGCAGCAGGCTTTGTCCGCCGTGGCGTGTTTTCGCATACGCGTTTGACCAGGCCGGCCAGGGCACGCCGTTCGGCGCTCGCTTCTCCGACGAAATGCGGCGACGCACTTGGCTCTCGGATTCCGCGCCTAGGCCGTCGAGCAGTTCGCGCCGGTCCAGCTCGCTCAGCTGATGCATCGCTACGGCGACCTGACTCATGCCCTCAAACTTGGCGGTGAGTGAAAGACTCATGTGAGCAAATCCATTGAGCCGCGCGAGAAGCGGCGACGACTGGTAATCAGCTCGGCATCTCCAACAGCCTCGGTCGCCGTGCTGCCGTTGTCATAGCCCAGCGAGATGCGGCCATCCGCTACGCGCTCCAGATAGCGCACCGCGTCGTCAAAGCGATTGCGCTTCTCCTCGGTCAATGCCAGGCCGGTCGACATGCGATACATGGCGATGTCGACGCAGACGCGGATCATCACGCTGGGGACGCTCGGCAGCGGCAGCTGGTATTTCTTGCCGACGTAGGTATTGATCTCGTCGGATGCGTCCGACAACGCGCGTTCGACGGCGCCGCTGTCGATCACGTCGTCGTTGTCCCGGTCGGCCGCGATGTATAGAGCGTCGCGGCCGTAGCGGAAAACGATGTCGTCGGAGCTTGCGTAGGACATGGCGATTACTGCTCTTCGCTTTTGGTGTTGACGCCGTCTTCGTACACGTCGAATTCCGCATCCTCGACGATGAGCTGCGACTCTGCGCGCAAAGCTTTGATTTGCTCGTCGGTCAGCGCGCTCAGTGCGATGCGCACACCATCGCGAGTGAAGTGGAGGCCGGCGCGACGAAATCCCTTCTCTGGAACAGCGCGCACAAAGATCGTCGGGATTTTCGCGCCTGATTTGTCCGGCGCTTTCGGTGCAACCGGTTTGTCGGACTCTTTCTGTGCTGCAGGTTTGGCCATTGCTATCTCCGAAATCTGGTGGCGTATTTCACCGTGTTGTTTTACTCCGCTATCCAACCGCCCAAGGTTTGCGGTTGTCCGTGGGATGCCCGCGAGGGCATCGGTCTATCGGATAGCTGTTACGGGGTTCCGGTGCTGCCTACGCAGAGTTGCCAGAATGCATAGCCACCAGCAGCGCGAGCTTCTGCGCCGAACTTGTAGATGGCTCGGCTGAACACGTCATCGGCATTCATGTCGGTTTGCGAAACGAATGTGGGCTTCTTCCGCTCCTGGTAGATGAACGGCTTGATTGCCTTCGTCGTGCAGAGCAGGTGCCAGTGCTTCGGATTGGTCAGGCGAGCATCGAGGCGGGGCTTGAACATGCCCTTGTACAGGTTGGGCGTACCGTCACCGAGGTTGTCGTTCACGTACAACGCATTGGCTATGGCGAAAAGATGGGGGCCAACATTGAGCGTGTCGGGAATGCAGTTCAGCGGCCTGCCTTCATCGTCTTTGAAACTCATCTGCATTTCTGCGGCTAAGCCGATGCTGGCGATTGCAGCCGCTTGGCTGGCAGCCGAGAGATCGACTGCGAGCTTGTTACTGACGGAGATGATGCCGCCGCTGCCATCGCTGACCGGGTGATCGGTATCGCAGAAATACTGGCCATCGAAGCAGACGTTGGTGAATACGCCGTTGATCAGTTCCGCGACGATCTCGTCCGGCAATTGTTTTGCGGACTGGCCGGCGCTCTGAGCCTGCGGGCCGTAGATGCCGACGGTATCGTCTTCGATATCGTTGCGCAGAACTTCGACGGTGGCTTCCCAGTCTTCGTTGACGATGCTGTATTTGAAAGCGGCCAATTTTTTGGCCAGCTTCTCTCCGATCCAGCGGCGCATGCGCGGCCAATTCGAGAGCCACGAGTAGTCGTTGACCTTGGTGGTCGATGGAACCAACATCGCGACGCCTTGCCACGCTGCCGGCTCGGCATCGAATGCCTTGTTGTAGATGGTCAGGAGGTTACGAAATACCTGCCCGATGTTTTCTTTGTTGATCAGCATTGCAGTTGCTCCGCTATGGATGGGGGTTTTTAGTTGGGGGGGTTACTCAACCCACACGCCGTTGCTATCGATCGCAATGACCTTGCCGGCCTTGGATCGGGTGTTGGTGCCGTTCGTAGCCGCGACCGTTTCGTCGTCGACGATGTAGCAGTCCTTGAACAGGCCGGCCTGGGTGACCGGATCGGCGCTGCTGTTCTTCCAGGCGAAGGCTTTCTTGCGGCGCACCATCGCGCTCTTCGCGCCGGCCGAGCCTCCCGAGTTGTCGACTGTCTCCTCGAACCGACCAATGTACGTCTGCGTTGTCGACGTCGATCCGGGGACGCCATAGCCAGCAGCATTCACAACGGCAATGCCGCCTTGGTAAACCTTGGTGGCTGCAGCGAGCAGTACGGGAACCATTTCAGCGTCCCGAACGGGAGTAACTCTGTCTTGCGTAAGCGCCATGCTGGCGTCTCCTTTGCGATTGAATTGGTACGGTTAAGGGGCAGTTCGAAGCCGGTTTATTTGCCGTACTTCTCCACATCCTCAACAGAGTTTCCGAACATCGCGGCGATGGCGCTTTGCTCGCTGTTGAGCGCAACGGCGCCGTCACCGGGCTTTTTGCCGTCGAGGCCGCTGTCGGTCAGCAGCGCGGGCGTGCTTGCGAGAAATTGCTTGAATCGATCGATGCCGCCTTCCTGCTGGCAATTTGCGACGTGGTATTCGCGAGTGGCGGGCGAGATTTTCTTTTGCTCGACAGCTTGGTCGACCAGCGTTTTGATCTCCTCGTCGCGGCGCGCGGTGCGATCGCTGTTCAGTTCGGTCCGCAGCTGATTGCGCTCGGTGATGACCTGGTCGTAGTCGGCGCGGGGCACGAACTTCTCCAGGTTGCTGGCTTGTGCGTTGAGCGCGACCTGGCGCTCCTGCTTGAGATTGCCGATTGCCACCACGGCGTCGGCATCGGATGCGGTTTCGGGCAGAGCGAGGATCTGGCGGATAGCAGCGGAAATGGACATGTCGTCCTCCGTTTCAGTGGATTGATGGTTGAGAGCAGGCAATTCGAGGTTGTGCTTGTTGGTCAGGCCGACCGAGGAGATGCCGTGCACGCGGTTGTTGGCGTCGCAGATAATGGCGGGGCTGTAGTACTTGTACTTCTTCTCACGGATGAGCGACTCGCCCTCGGCATTCCATTCGACGCGGCCCCAGATTTGACCCTCGCGAACATCCAGCTCCTTGATCCAGCCAACGGCAGGCGCTGGCTCGCCCTTGGGGGCCTTCAGCTCGGTGGCATGCTCCTGGTCCCACACCACCTCGCGATTCAGGGAGCGGTTATAGGCGACTACTTGAGTAGGCTGGTCGTTGATCCACGAGCGCTTGTCGCGGCCGACGAAGCGGCCGGCCGGGACCAGGGGAAGCCAGTCGGGCAGCGCGCCATCGGTGGGCAGTTGGAAGTTAAGGGCGATATGAATCATGCCGCCATTTTGTGGGCGGCCAGTCCGGGGTATGGACTTAACGGGTTCAATATCTACAGGGAGGGAAGTGGTGCCGAACTACGGTAACAAATCGGACCGAATTCGTCACTTCGGCCGATTTTTGCTAACCCAGCCTCAGCGGGAGGGTGGCATGCCGTTTAAGAGGCGTTTAAACGCGCCTACGCGCCCTGAGTAGCGCCGCCCGGCGGTCGATGTAGCGCTGGAAGCCCCTCAGCGGCCCTGTGCGCGTTTTAAGAAGGCGCAGTTTAGAAAACGGCCTGCCATAAAACCCAAGGCTATTAACGCGCTTCCATAAGGACTTTCGGCTTGCCCATATCGAGGACGGCAAAGACCACGGGCTGCGACTGCCCTTTGACGAACAGCAGGCATCCCTGCACGTACTGATACTCCGTGAGGCGTGTGAAATCTTCCCCAGGGCCAGCAAGCGACTCAAAGGGGAGCCGGCAATGCCGCGCGCCTCGGATGAACTGAGCAATGGAGCGCTCCATCGTGCCGCCCCACAGCGCCTGTATAGCGCGTTTTCCGGACCGGCTCTCGATCGACACATAGGCGGGGCCATTCCCCAGAATGGTTCCCATGCCGCTTGGTGACCTGACTCTGAATGTGTACATGCCAATACTGTAAATCCATACAGCACGGCAGACAAGACGAAGGGGCGGCCATTTCTTAGCCGATCCGGTATACTTGCCTGGCACCCTGAGCACCTGGGAATTCGCCTCCAGGCATCGTAGCCGCGCAAGCGGTCTCGATCGACGCAGGAACCCACCCCTCCTGCGGGCGTTAGGCTGTGGCGTAACCACAGGGTGCGTTTTTCACACCTTCCCCTTGAGTACCTCGAATCGAACAGCCGGCAAGTTACTCGGCAGCACTTTCGTTGCTGTCCGAATGGCGTTCGTATTGATCCGTTGCCGCTGGCCCTCGATGCGCGCCTTGTCGCGGTAGCCTGGCGAAACCACTACCTTCGCGACTTGGCCATTGTCGGCCGGAAACACGTACACCAGGCTGCCGTCCGATTGGTCGACCAGGATCGCCTGCGGGTTCGCCAGGCGATCCGGCAGCGCCAATACTTCGGCCTCGGACAGATGTTGATCGCGCGCGTGCTTTCCGTCGCGTGCCAAGTGGCGGAGGTCCGAATCGCGAATGGTGATCGCTGCGGTGTCCAACTGGATGTTGCGCTGGCGTAGCGCGGAGATCACGTCGCCCGGAATCACACCGACCAGGCGCGTCTCGCCGGAGTGCTCACGCTGGTGTTGGTAAAGCGTCTGCGCCCAGCGTTGATAGTCGGAGCGCAGTCCGGCCTGGACGTACTCTGCAGCCGCGTGCATGGCCATGCTGCCGATCTCGGCCGATGCGGTGGTGATCTTCGTGCCGAACACGCGCGCCGCGTATTCGTTGCGTGCGACCTGACCGGGGTTGTAGTCCCAGCCAGGGTCGATGCCCACCGGCACCTGGTCGACCTCCCCGGTTCGCTTATTGATCCATTCGCGGTATTCCACTGGCGGCGCGTCCGTGATTCCGCCGAGGCTGTCGGCTTCGGCCTCTGTCATCGCGCGAATATGGCATTTGCAGCCGTAGCCGTTCGGTGTCGCGTGCGTGAGCCACCACGGATGGTCAGCAGGCAGGCGCGTACCGGCCCAAGCGGCGTGCTGTACGCGGTGATGCTCCGAGGGGCCGAGTAGATATTCGAGAATGGGATGCGTCTTGATGTTGCGCTGGATGCGTTGCCACTGACCGGCCGCGCGAGCCACGCGCGTGTTGACGTCATAAATCGTTTTCAAACGACGCGGCGATCCCAACTGCACCGACTTCGCCTCGCCGGTCATCGGGTCCGTCTGAACCTGCTTTCCCCACCAGCCGAGCTGCTGCAGCGTTGGCGTCAAATCCGCGCGAAACTGCTGGAAGGTCCGGCCCTCGGCCAGCGCCTGGTGCAGTGCGTCTTGGATCGATTCAAGCACGTCGAGCTTCATGGCTTTCGCGACGGTGAATGCGGTGGCGTGCTCCTCACGCCAAACGTCCTGATACGCGAAGCCTGGCTTGATGTTCTTCGCCTTGAAATAGGCCAGCGCTTCTTTCGGTGGTGTACCTGCTCGATCGACAGCCATTACACGGCAACCAGCCAACTGTTGTTGAAGAACACAGGGCCGACTAATGTCGGCTCGTCGGCGAGAGTTTGAATAGTGACGCTCACTTCGCCTGTGGTGTGGTTGATCAATACCATCGCCGACACTGGAAAAACACCGAGCAATGCAGCGCCGGTAAAGAACACGGTATCGCTGGGCCGCCACTCAGGCGACAGAATGAATGCGACACCGCCGTTGAGATCGATCGACTCAGGCGTGATGACGCCGGAGATAAAAACAATATCGCCGCGCATCATGAGCACGAGCGGCCAATTTTCTGCCACCAGCGACCACCCCGGCTGCAGCGCCGGTGAGTACGGAGCTGGGTTGGCAGGTGTTGCGCGCAGCCACTCAAGGAAATCGGCCTCGCTTCCCACGTGGCTATTGTCCAGCCAGATTTCGTATGCGCTCTTACCGTCCGACCCGTCGATACCTTTCTGGCCATCGACACCGTCTCGGCCATCCTGCCCATCCAAACCATCGTTCCCGTCGGAGCCGTCTTTTCCATCGATGCCGTCGCGCCCATCGGTCCCATCTTTGCCGTCTGCACCATCTTGCCCATCGGCACCGCGCAGCCAAGACAGGAAGTCGTCGACCGTGCCCACGTGACCGTCGTCGAGCCACACCTGGTACGCGCTTTTTCCGGGCATGCCCTCGATGCCAGATGGCGTGTTGACGTTCATGCTGACGACCACATCGCGCGGTGGTCCGACAACGAGCGCCAGTCGCGCTGGTGGCTTCAGTACCAACACCGGCTGGCTGCCGCGCTTCTCGATCGCGATGGAAAGCTGCCTGCTCGCGATCACGTTAAGCATGCGTTTGGCCTCGAACGATCGGGATGATGAACGTCTCGCTGGGCAGAACGATGCCTGCTTTTGTGACGACGATGTCGCAGTAAAGATCACCGATCGGCCAACTGGCAGTGCTGGGACTAACGGGCTGCAGGTGCCCGTCGAACGATCCGTCGCCCTTCGGAATAAACGTCAGCTCGGCAATTAGTTTGCCGTTGACATCGCGAACCTGCGACGCAACCGTCGCATCGCCGAGCGGCTCGATCGAACCATCCGCCGCCTGTTGGTAGATCGGCAGCAGGAAGGTCGCGCCGGCTTTCATGTCGGGAAGTCTTTTGATCGGAGCCATATTAATCCCTCGCGTCGCCGAGGGCGCGCGCCTTGTAGAAACTGGTCGCCAGGCGGCGCACCAACTCGGTGTCGTCCATGTCATCGAGCAGTGCGGGAAGCCCAGCAATGAAATCGTCGGCCGATTGCGCGCGATCAGCCAAGGACCGGAGCGGATCGATGACCGGATTCATATATCGCTCCCAGTCCTCCAGTTCGCTGTCGACCAGGTCATCGCCCTGGTCAACCAAGATGGGCTCTTCGCGATTGAGACCAGTTTTCTTTGTATCGGTAGGCTCTGTCGGCTCGGCCGGTGTTGCCCAGGCGTTTGGCCGTAACAGTTCTTCGCCTTCTTGTGGCTCGGGCAGTGCGAGCTTTTTGCGCACGCCATCCTGGCCGACCTTCAGGCCGAAAGGCACCAGCTCCTTCAGTGCGTTAGTCATCGCTGCGATATCGAGCGCATCCGCGATGGGAAAACGAAGGAACGGATAGTTTTCCTGGGGGCCGTAGTTGAGATCGACATACGGTCGGATCAAATCGCGATTGAGCGTCTTGGCAAGTTGCCGCAGGTCGGCTCGACAGATGTCCTCACGCACATCGTTGTGCACGTTGGCTTGAGCCTGCGAGCTGCCGTCGTCGGTGGTCATTGTCTGGCCGAGGACGCCCTTCGATGTCTGCCTGTCCAGCCAGTTGCAGAGTACCTCGTAAGCTACCTCTCCATTGCCGGAGCCGACTCGCTCCAGCAGTTCGATCACCATCGACTGAGGAATAATGGCCGCAGCGTCTGAGCCGATGTTGGCGACCGCATTACGCAGCGTGGCCTTCTCGGCATCAGTGGCATTCGGCCCGTATTTACCGACGCGGATCGGCATGCCGAACAGCTCGGCGAATACCATCCAGTCGCCCAGGGCTACCGACTTGCACAAGTATGTGACGGCTGCCATGCGCGCCAGGCCACCGCGAATCTTAAGGCCGCATTTAATGCGTGGTGAATGCGTGATGAACTTGAACGGCGGCAGAGGCCGGCCGAGCGGATATTCTTCATCGATCAACAGCAGTTCGTCGCCGGACCTCTGGTCGAAGCGGAAGAAGCGAGGATCTCGCCAAACCATCTTGGATGGCTTCCACTGCTTGGCCGACGTCTCCCATTTGATTTCTGTCGCTGAGAATCCCTTGCCCAGCGCATCGAGTACGTCCTCAGCCAAGTCCGGCAACTCTTCGCCAGAAAAAATGCCGCGCACAGACTGGGCGATTTCCTCATCGCGGGCACTGTCGCTGCCGGCCACGATCTCATGGCTAACGCCGCTCACCGCTCGCTTGCGCGTACCCAGCACACTGCTGTAATGCGGCTCGCGCTCCTCCATCTCCTCGGCGAGCGTGAGGAAGTCGACAATGTCGCCCTGCGCCGCACGCTCTAGGACACTGCTGAGGCGATGCGGGGTCAGGTGGTTCGCAATGGAATTGTGCGACCACACCGACCGTGTGCCAGTGAGCTGCGCTTCGGCTATCTCGCGGGTCAGCAGGTCGCGCTCGAGCGGCTGGCCGTTCGGTCCAAGGATGAGGCTCTTCGCCATATTCGTATCACTCAAGAAAGGGTTTTGAAATTGCCCCACTGTCGCCAGCGTAGGGGCCACCGCTCATGAGGGCATCGCTCGGCGCTCAACGATGCCTGGCTTGACGTTTACTCACCGGCTTGCAGACTCCCCTGGAGGAACAGGATCGTGGCTCACACATCCGGCCTGGCGAACGCCCAGCGCCTACAGCGCACCACCTCGTTGCCGGCCGAAGCCGAAGTTGGTGCGTATATCGTCATCGTTGTCGCGATCGCGATTAAGTTGCGCGCGGCTGAAGGACTCGAACTCATAGAGGATTGCTTCGCACAGGCTTGCTGCGTAGGCCATGCACAACGCAACAGCAGCGTCGCCGTGGCGCTGCCCACCTTGACCCTTCGAGGTGTCACCGTCGGGAATTTTAGGGATGCCTTTGATCGACTGGATGGCGCGTAGATCATCGAGTACGCCTGCATCGCGCGGCACGCTCATATGGCCGTCTTCGAAGGCCGCCTTGAACTTCGGCATGTGCGCGAGGTACCAGGCATTGGAAAGCATCACGGCTTCGATTCGTTCACCGTAGCGCTCAACGGCTACCTCAGCGAGGTATTGGCCGTTGCCGCGCGCATCGAATTTACCCGCCAGAAAACGCGGCAAGCGATCGAGGATGTAGAAAAGAATTTGCTCTTGCTGCTTGAACGGAACATTGCGCAGCTCGACCAAGAATGGCACGACGCGTTGTAAGCGCTGCGTGATCGCCATCGGCGCAAACACAGTCAAGTCGCCGGAGCGTGCGAAGTCTTCGCCGAAGCAATGCTGCTCATCCTTGTTAAGCGCCTCCAGGAGAGGCAGCAACGTAGCCTTGCACCAATCCTCGATTTCCGCATGGCGAAGATGTTCGGGCCAAGCATTGAATTCATCGCTGCCGGTGTACCGAATAACCGGTGCATCGAACATACGGGCTTCGATGAGAGACCGTGAGATATACACACCGCCGCCTTGCTTCGGCACGCAGTAGTATTCCTCCATCGCGTCTTCTTTCGTGGCTGTGTTGCGGAGCAGGCCCGCCTTCCATTTGTCCTCGGCTTCTTGCGACCACTCCCTACCATTACGCTCGCAGATTCGCCGATAGAGGCCGTCGGCGCATGCATCGTCCAGCGTGATGCGATGAACAGAGTAGTCCTTCCGGCCGGCCCGACTGTCTTCCAGTACGAGGTTGAACTCGTTGTCGACACCATTGTGCGTGCTGATGATTCGTACTTTGGCGCCCCACATGGTGAGCGCCAGAGCGGCCTTCAGCACCTCGGCGAAATTGTCGTGGAAGGCAGCCTCGTCCAGCGTGACATTGCCCTGGCGGCCACGCATGTTCGATGGACGTGAGCTGAGAGCTTGGATTTTGAAGCCGCTGGAAAAGCGGATGACGAAGGTGAGGATGTCCTTGTCTTCATCCTCCAGCACCTCTTCTTCGATTTCCGAGCAGGCTTTATCGAAGGCCTTCGCCCACATGGCGCAGGCTTCAATAAATTCGATCGCCATGTCTTTGCCGGAGCCGACATAGAAATGGTTGGTTCCGCCCTCCGACTTCGCGAGCGCCGCGCATAAGACGGCATCCGCCGCCTCTGCCCAGGTCAGACCGGTACGCCGAGATTTTTCTGCGATCTTCAGCGGCGACTCGTCCGCGATCCAGCGCTGCTGATATCCCAGCAGGACGCCCTGAATAGCGTCGGTCAGTGCGTTGGGCGCGGCGGCTGTCATGCGATCCCCAATATCTCGCGCTTGATCTTGTCAACCGTTTCGCGGGACATGCCCTGGCTGACCATCTTTTTCTCAGCGGCTTCCGCTGCCTCGGCCGCGAACTCCTTCCGCAAATCCTTCTCGCGATCATGGGTGAGCATCGCAGCGCGCTCCAGGCGCTGAATGCCGAGCGCCAGCTCGCCAAGCGCCTCGGGATCGAGCAGCGCGTCGGGGTCTGTGGCACCCTTCATCAGGAGGCGGAAGTATTGAGTGCGAATTGTTTCGATCAGAAACTTGGAGACTTCACCAGTCGGGCGGTCGCCGAATCGTGCAATCCAAGATTCGGTTACCTCACGCATCTCGCGCATTTCGCGCCCGTAGCTCTCCATCTGAGTCGCATAGCGATTCAGGCCGGACCGGCTGAGCTGTAAGTCCTCCGGCAGACCTGCCTCTTCGATAAGCTGGTTCACTTCAGCCAGAATCTGCTGCTGCTCAACACCACCATTTCGCAGCAGCTCGTGAAGCTGCGCCCGGATTTCTTCCGGCAGCTGCTTCACTTTGCTAGGGCGACCTCGCGTAACGCGATCGACGCTCACCGGATCAGCCCTTCGGACCAGGCCGCTTGACGCCATCGACAGTGGCGCGGCCGGACGCGACATCGGCGCCACGTTCGGTAAGCGTCGCCACCAGGATGGCCTTACCTACGCGCTCGACAGTGACCAGTGCCTGTTCTTCCAGCCACAGTATTTGATTGCGCACCGTATCCCGGCTTGCGTCCAGGCCGAACTCTTGCAGTTGATCGCCGAGTATGGAATTGTTGGCTGAATAGCGAGGGCTATCGGTGAGCACGCGCAGAATACTCAGCCGTTGATGCGCGCTGAAATGGTCGTTAAAGCTCATTTTTGGCTGCCTTGATTCAACAGGTATCCTTGGATCATCTGGAGGTTATTGCTGATCCCCATCATTTGACCGTCGAGCGAAGATAGGGAATTAGCAACATCGTTCACGCGTTCGTACAACGGCGAGATGTCGTCGTGAGTCACGCGCCTGGCAAGCTCGGATTGGACGTGCCCGAATCGCTTTTCGATCTCCATACGATCGGCCACGATGGTTTTCACCAGCGCATCGATCGATGCAGCTGTGGCCTTGCGGCTGTTTGCATAGCGGACGTAGATCGTCAGTACAACTATCCAAACGAAATTTGCGAACGACACCCAGAACAGCGCCGCCTTGTAATCCAAATCCATGTGCACAACTCCTCAATGTGCGATGACGGTTTTCAGGCGATCACGCACCGTGTTATAGGTGTCGATGCACTGGTTCAAATCCTTTATGGCTTCATCGCCTCGCTGAGTGAGGGCGACAAGACCTCCAGCAGCTCGCGGGTCAATGTCGGCTCGCGTTTCTGCAGGCTCGGTGGCAGCGGTGGCATCTCCACCTGGCGCGGCAGATGGGGAGGTGCAGCCGGTGACAGCGATTGACAGCCGCCTAGCGCCAGAGCGCACAGCATCATTGAGACGAGCGATTTCCTGTTGATCACGTTGGTACTCCTCGTAGCGTTGGGCTACCAGCCTGGCGATACCGTCGCGCGCCTGGTCGTTCGCTGCCTGTATCGCCGCGTTGGCTTTGTCCAGATCGTCGGCGGCAACCTTCACCGCCTTAGCGTGATCTAGCTGGATAGTTTTTATGTCCACATCTTTGCGCCAGCCATTGGCAGCCCAGCCGAAGCTGAAGCCGGCGATGCCCAGCAGAATCCCGAGCACAAACATGGCTAGCCTTGAATCAATCGGCATGGTCTTTTGGCTCCTGAGGAGTCTGGTCGACGAGGCGGCCGAGAAACCCGGCGACGCAAATAACCATCGCGATGCCAAAAATCACATTGGAAGGGATCGCCGATTTCAAGTCGGCGGGCATTGCTTGCCACGAACCGAGTAGCGCGAAATTGATCACGAACGCTTGCTGGGAAAACCAGCGATAGCAGCGACGTTTATTCGCCACCCAGTTGATGCGTGCCGAGCGCTTCATCGGCGGACCTCCTCAGGCTCTGGCACAAAGCCGCCGATGAATATCGCCAGCAGAAACATGCGTTTCCGCCAGCCCTTTTGGTTCGCGCGTTGGGTCGAGTCTGCCGACACGATGTCGTCATAAAAGAGGGTTCGCAGGGAAAACGCCGAGGGCAGGACTTCTACGTTGTTTTTGGATGCCCAGGCGCGCTGTAAAGTCTGCGGCCCTATAACTCCGTCGGCGGTGACGCCGAGTGCCTGTTGCAAAAATTGCGCGCCGATGAAGCCACCGTTGGGCAGACGCCGATGCTGTACCGCGCCATCGAATACGAAGGTCGCCATGCGGATGGGGAGCTTGTCGCAGCGGGCGGCGCACCAGAAGTCATTCCAGTACAACCAGATGGCAGCGTCGTAGGTGAGATTGGCTATATCGAGATGCGGGTAAGTCTTTTTAGAGATGCCATATTTCGTCTCGCCACCGCGATCGGAAGCAACGTTGGAATAGCCCTTCTCGATCTGGTCGATCATGTACCGACAGACGAAAAGAAAATTGGCGGGTAGCGATTGAATGTCCATGCTGCGATTGTTTCGCAGCACGGCTGAGCCGTGGGAATGAACCAGTTAACTTATTGTGAGGTGCGGGTACAGCTAGAAAAGCGGACGCTGGACACGGCGGACATGCAGCGCGCGCTGCCGATTTATTATTTTGTAAATCGCTACGGTACTCATTTTATACTTTATCGCCATCTCGTCGATGTTACCTTGCTTACACTCCTGATAAATTATCTTGTCGCGGATAGCCCGCTCCAGTTTCTCGCTCGTTGGAATATATATTTGCCGGCCGCCAAAGTACCGGCTGATAGCGACCGTGATCGTGGCGGCCTGAGCCAGCGCACGCTCTGCATCTAACTGGTGTTTCCGCGTAAGGCACTCGGCCACTACGTCGATAAGTTCGACAAGGCGATGCGGCCATTGGCTGTAGTCGACGGCTGACATCTCGTCGATGTGGGCCATAATTTCCGCTTCATTCAACTCGTCGCCGAACATGTCGTCCGTATCTTCGTCGCGGGTGGTCATTGCAGTAATCTCCGGTCTTCCACCAGGTGCTCCGGCTGTTCGATGGCCAGCTCGGAAAACAACGGCCAATACATGATTCGGCGATCGGCAAGCAGGTCACATATCACGTCGGCTTGCGGCCGATCCTCGATTTTCTGCGTGCGGGAAAT